CGCACGTATCCGGCCAGTCGACGGGATCGTAGCCCACATGTCGCCCTGTATTTCGCCGCGAGCCACAAGGTTCGTGGCGTGCCCGACGGCCTGCGTCCGCTTCTCGATTTGAGCCCGACGATCCCCCCGCTGGTCGACGAAGTTAATGTACTGCGTGGTTCCGTCGATGTCGGCCAGATACAGGAGCGCGTTGCTATTGACGGTGCGAGTGACCGCGAGCAGCGTGTTGGAGCGAACGCGGATTGGGTCCGCGATGTCGATGGACTGCACTAACGTGCCGTCCGGCTCGTACTCGTGGACCTGCTCATGGTCATAATCGGATACCCACACGTGCTGCTGTTCAGCGTCGATTGCGATATCCGAGCACGCGCCCGGCAACGACCACGACATGGGATTGCCGCCGTCCAGGTCGAAGCGATACACCTTTTCTTCGTCATAGTTCAGCACGAAAACGTAGGCGTCGGAGACCGCGATACGGTCGCTCGCCCCCAGCGCAAAACCGGTGTCAAGCGCCCCTAGATAGTGGTGCCCCGCAGGCATCGCCGTAATCCGCACCCGCGACGGCGTACTAGTGCACGGCTGGGACAGCGTCCACGCGTCACCGGAAACCTCCAGCGTCCCGTCATAGATCGTGGCCGTGTACGTGCCCTTGCCGTTCGTGCGCACCGTCCCCGACTCGACGCATTGCACTGTTGTGCCGCTGCCCGTAGAGCGGATCGTCACCGCGACGTCGGCCTGCTCGCCCTCTTCAGTGTCGGTGACCTCGATCAGCTCGACCATGACGTCGAGCGGATTGTTGACCGTCACCGTGTTGAACGGGACGTCGGTCGTGTGGGTGATCGCCGCGCCGTCAACATCACTGTGCAGCGTCGGTGTTTGGTCCTTGTCGAACTTCAACGACGTGGACTCGCCCGGCACACCCGACCATTCGTACTTCCATCGGCCCGTGTCGTCACTGTCGCCGGTGAAAAAATCCACCGGGTCGGCGCCACGCGTGAGGATGGGGTGGCGGAACTCGATCACATCACCCTCGCTGGCCTGGGAAGCATCAGCCCAAAGAATGAAGTCAACGCTCACGGCACCGTTTGGGGCTTCTAGAACATTATTGTGCAGCCCCCCCCACTCGCCGCTTGCCAAGAACTGCGCCGACGGGAAGCCATCAACGCTAAGCTCGGAGTCGCTGGCGTCTTTCCAGTGTGCCTCCATGCCGAACTGCGCGGCGAACGTCGCCAAGCCATCGCTGCGACCATCGACGTCAACGCGATAATCAGCGCCACCCTCGACCTCCAGCCCGTTGATGCGCAATTCGATATAGCCCGCCGAGAAGCCGCTGCCAACCTCAACCCGCACGCCCTCGCCGGTTGGTGTCGCCGTCACGTGATCGGAGACCACATCCCACGAGGTCATAAACGGGTCCGTTATCTCGTTGACGGCGACCGGCTCCTCGCTGGCGGGCAACACCCAATCGCCGGTGTCGCCGTCCCACTCGGCAAGGTCGCCCCACAGCTCATCCAGCAGCGGCACGTCCGTGGGCACACTCTCGCCCTCAACGCTGTACTCCACCTCGGTGGCATACGGCATCTCGTAGTCGTCGATCACCAAACGCGGCGTGCGATCCGCCACCTGACCGCGCACAATCTCGCCATCACGGCGCACCTGCGCCCGCGTGATCAGCGTGTCCTCATCCGCGTCCACACGAACCCGCACACTCGGCGGACGAGACTCGGGGTCAGGGGTGACCGTTAACTCGGGCATCAGGCCACCGCCTCTTTCCTCGTGCGCCGTTCAGTGAGACGATCCATCCGGTCGATGCCGGCCACATAGCCACGCTCAAGGGACGCCCGCGTCTCCGCCGACAAATCCACCTGCGCATCGTTCAGCGCCATCAAGAACGTGTCGTACATGTCCTGACGCGTGAACGCCGGACCCGCCGAGGTTTGGCGACGGATCGCCGAGCTCGCGATGTCCCACTGACGTTGAGTGAGGACCGCCTCCGGCTTACCGCTCAGGTTCAACGCAAGGTTGCCGTGCCCCAGCACGCCGCCCGCATCATGGGAGCCCATGAGCTTACCCAGCCCCTTAGCGGTCCACATCGTGACCTTCTTGCCCAGGCCCATCGTGCCCGCGTCAGCGAACTCGGTCAGCTTGCCCTTGATGCTGTCCCACAGCTTCGAGCCAATATCCTTGACGAAGCCGGTCAAAGCCTTGACGCCGAAAATGCCGCCATCCTTCAAGCCGCCCATCAGCTTGCCGATACGACCCATGAAGCCCTTCGCCGATGACAGCCAGCCCGGCAAACTCGGCCCAGAGCCACCCTTACCCGGTGAGCCGGGAGCGCCAGCAAGCCACGCTTTCGTGCCCAGCTCGCCGCCCGGCTGAATCTCAAAGTGCAAGTGGGGGCCGGTCGAGTTGCCCGTGCTACCGACGTTGCCGACCCGCGCGCCCAGACCGAGCATCTGGCCCGCCTTAACGGCGATGCGCGACAGGTGGGCGTAGATCGCTTGCCCGCCGGGCACCGCCTGACGAACGTGATGCCCATAGGAGTAGTTGAGACGCGGCGTCGAAATGACGCGACCCCTGGCCACCGCATACACCGGCGTGCCCATCGGACGCGGGAAATCCAAGCCCGTATGCCCCGCATACGACGTCCACGACTTCGAGCCCTTCAGCGGATACGCGCGACCACCCTTAGCGAAACCGGGCACATGGAACATGCCCTTGCGGGCCATCGCCCGCATCATCTCCACGGCCTTATGGCCGCCCATCGCGGCAACCTCTTTAGCCGTCAGCACGTGCTCGTTGTTGCTCAGCCGAGCCAGGAACGAGTCAGACGTGCCCGTGCCCGGCCCGAGGGCAGGACCGCCCGTGGCATACCCCGGGACCTTGGAGATCTTCGGGATCGGATCGCCCGGCAGAATCTTGTTGATCCCCGAGCCGAGCTTGTTGATAACACCGATGACGAAGTTGATCGGCTTAGCCGCGAGCCGACGAATCTTGTTCCACGCCCTGCCGATAAAGTCCTTGGCCTTGCTAAACGCAGTGCCGACCGCGTGAACGCCCTTTTTGATTGCGTTGAACGCGGGCCGAATAACGCCCGTCCAGGCGCTGGAAATCGCGGACTTGATGCGGTTCCACGCCGGCCGAATAACACTGCGCCACAGCCACTTGAAAATTGGGCCGAGCACATTGGAAATGAACGCCCATAGCGCCTTGAGGATCGGCTTGATGATCGCCCAGGCCGTCTTGATCAGCATGCGGATCGGCCAGAAATACAGCTTCACCGCTTTCCACAGGAAGCTGAAAACACCAGGCAGGCGCTTGCCGATCCACCGGCCGATGGCAGCAAGAATCGGCTTGATCCAATTCCAGGCAACAGTGACCGCAGTCTTGATACCCGACCAGGCCGCGTTCACGATCCGGCGGAACGTCTCCGACCTCTTGTACGCCAGCACAAAACCGGCCACCAGCAACGTCAAAGCGGTAATGACCAGGCCGATCGGGTTGGCGCGCATCGACGCGTTCAAGCCACGCTGAGCCGCCGTCATCGCCTTCGTAATCGCGATACGGGTAGCGCCGAGAATCACCGACCGGGACTGCCACAGATACGACGCCCAGCCGGCAGCGTTCGTAGCGATCAGCGCGGCTTTATAGGCCAGCCAGCCGCCCACCAGGACGCCGATAACGTCCTTCATGTTCCAGGCGACCTTGACGACCTTGCCAAGCACCCTGAAGACACCGCCGATCACCGAGCCGACGGTCTTGAGCACCGCCGCAAAAGCCCCTCCGGCACCCTTGCCCGAGGCCATGCCGTCGATGAACCTAGCGACCGCGTTGCCGGCCTTCGCTAGCATCGGGGTCAGCTTCTCGACAATCGGCACCAACAGCGCGCCAATAGACGTGATGACGTTATCCTTGGTCCGCTTCCAGGTCGCCGACAGGGACTTCTCCACCTCATCGGCGGCGGCCATCTGCATTTTGGCGTTCTTGCCGGTGCCTTTCTGGATGACCTCTTGGACGTCCTCGACGGCGACCTTGCCGGCCGAGACCATCTTTCGGGTCGAGGCGATCGACTCCGCCGACGCGTCACCAAAGAACTTCGTCGCCAAGCCGGAAATAACCGGAATGCCGGTTTGCGAGAGCTGGTTCAAATCGGCGGCATACACCTTGCCGGAGTTGACCATCTTGAGCATCGCGTCACCGGCGCGCTCCAGGTCAGCAGACGACCCGCCCGCGCCGACGATCATCTTGCCCATGTTTTCGAGCATCGGTCCGGCGTCTTTGGCGCTCACGCCCATGTAGGCGAGCGTCTCGGCAGTCTTCGTGTACGACGAATAGTCGATACTCGACTTGCTGGCCACCGTGCGCAGATCGCTCATCACGCGGCCGGCCTCTTTAGCCGACCCGTACAAACCCTTGAGGGTGGCTTCGGCCTTCTGCTGGTCGATGGCGGACTTGAAGCCCGCCACCAGGGAGGCGCCAGCCGCAGCACCGACAGCGACCATGCCGACCTTGGCGGCCCTGCGAGCGGCAGACGCCATCGCGGCGCCAAGGTTGCGGCCAGCCTTCTTGCCGACACCCGGCATCGACGCGCCGAGGGCAGACGCGACGCCAGGGGCAAGCTTCGAGGTACTAGGCAGTATCGCCACGTAAATACGCAGCGCCTAAATCAACTCCAGCCACTGCGTCTGCCCTCCTCTCCGCCCGACCTAGGGCTTTACATGAAAAAGCCCCACAAGCAATTGCTCGTGGGGCTTTCTGTGTAGAGTGTTTTAAATTGTGAAGCTCTCGCGGTCGCTCTTGACCTGGTTACACCACAGGTGACTCAAGCGCAGGTTCTCAGGGTCATTGGTTCCGCCATTCGACCTTGGGATGTAATGGTCGATGGAAGGGCGGAACGGGTCAGGGCGCACAGCCCCTAGGTCAACCGGATCGCCGCATATGGAGCAGTCAATCCCGTCGCGTTTAGCCAACTGCTCGACGGTCATGTCGTGTTTATGAATACTTCGTTTACAGCGATTGCATAGCCGGCTGCCGACCCTCTTGCGCTTACCGCCCTTGCCGCGCTTATTAAGGTCAATCTGGCCACTGCACCCGAGGCACAGCGCATACTCTGGACGCCCGTTCGGGTAGGTCCTGGCAAATGTCTCGCAGTTTGCGGAGCAGTACTTCCTGTACCCGTGCACAATCCCAGATGGCCCGCCGCAATATTCACAAATGAGGTCAGTGGCCCATTTGTAACTCCATTCTCGAATCTCGCCATGCTTGTGCCACATTGCATAATGGTTGGCGCACCATCCACGCTTGCGTGAGGGCGCATAGCAGCCATCGACCGAGCAGCGCGGCTTGCAGTCATCACTGCAGTATTTGGGTGCTGGAGCTAAAGTCCCATCCGACCTCGTAGTCCGTGGCAACGGACCTGCGCAAGCCGGGCACGTGCTGCGCGGCCGAGGAGTACACTCGGGGCACTTCTTTGGCGGGACCCCAGAACCGGGCGCTCTCTTGAAAAGCTCGGAGCACGACGCACATCTCGCATATGATGTAGCAAGCGGGTCACCATGCCGGCGCCAGCTATCGTAGTGGCGTCGGCACCAGCCACGCTTTTTCGCGAGGTTACTGCAATCCTCGATAGAGCAGATAGACTGGTTCATAGCCGGAGACCTCCAAGTTATCCGGTCAGGCCCTGGGTCACGGTGTTGGTAGCACCGCCAGGGCCGATTTATATTTGTGCCTCCAGTATAGCAAAATCTACCGACAGTCGCAGGCTAGTTCTTGCTTGGCCAGGAATCCCAACCCAGCCAATCGGCCATCTGATCCAATGGCAGCGCGTCGTCTTTACTGCCGCCATAGGTTGTGCGGTCAGGCCGCATGCCGGGACGCTCGACAGGCTTGGGCTTGTCTTTACGCTTACCGCCGGCCCGCTGCCAATTCGCGATCGCCAGCACGTCGACCTGAGCGGCCAAAAGCTGATTCGTCAGATCCCACTCGATATCGTCGCCGTTAAGCTCACGCGCCAGCGCGCAATCTGAAGGCAAATACCAGACGCAGACCGCCACATGGCGGATAGACTCGCGGCCCGTGTACATGTCCTCCAAACGGATGCCATACACAGCGCGCAGGCTCGCCTCGACAGCCTCCCTGTGCTTACGCAGTAGGCCGGCGAGGCTTACTATTTTTCCGCGCCGACCGCCTCAAATAGCCCCTCCATGAACGCTGTCAGCGTGTCGGCATCCAGGGGCGCGCGCCCGCTTTCGTCGCGCTGCGACCTGCGGAACCTTGCAAACTGGTCTTCGCCCAACACACGCTCCAGAACGAGGGGGAACATCCAGCCGTTTTCCTCTTCGCCGGATTGCAGCTTGGCAACCCAGTACATGACGTCCAAATCTTCCAGCGCATCTTTGCGCACTTGATACGAAATGCCCTCGAATGTGTAGGTGACTGTCTTGATGCGCGGAGCAGGCGTGGCGACTGTCTGCTCAGCCGCTTGAGCGGCCAATTCGTGCAGCTCGTCACTTTGTGTTTCAGTATCAGCAGTCATGCCCAGACCTCCTAGTGGTTTGCCCAGGGCTTAGGTTTGGCTTGAGGGCGCGGCGGGCCTGGGCTATCAGTGACCGCGCCCCCAAGATTTTGGGTTACGAGCCGCTACTAACGTCGCCGACGTATTTGACGTAGTAGCCACCCAAGTCTTCGTTGTAGAAGGCTTCGACGGTCACCTCGTAGCCGATGACTTCGCCGTCGTTGTAGGTGATCTCGCCGGTCTCGGTGACCTGGCCGTCGGGGATGCAGATGCGGACCCGCTTGTCGCCGTCCTTGACGTCGAACACCCACGCCATATGCGGCAGCTGATCCGATTTGACCGTGACCGCGATGTCGCCGCCGTTATCTACGACATTGTCTTCGCCGTATACGGCTTTGAGCACATCGGCGTTAGCGGACTCGATAAACGTCCACGAGAACGTAGCCGAGAAGTCGGTCTGCAAAACCTTGACAGTGTCGCCGCCCCAGGCTTTGACCTTGTCGGTGTCCCGCTCGGTGGCCTCAGTCAGGCCATCCTCAGAGATGAAGCCGCCCTCGGTGAAACCGGTGACAGCCGACGTGGCATCGGTGGGAAGCGCGGTATCAAGATCGGCGTAAAGAACGCCGCCGCCGGCAGATACAGGTTTACCGGCTAGAACATTGGCAACGGAGGCCATTGGATTCTCCAGTCCCGCCCAGGCCCAGAGAAAAATCGGTATTCAGTTGTGACCCCGCCGTAGCCGGTAGGGGAGAATAGGGGGTTAGGACTCGTCGGAGTCCGGCTCAGGTTCAGGTTCGGGATCCGGCTCGGGTTCGGGCTCGTCGCCGAGAATCACCCAGCCGACCCTCGCCCAGCGGTTCGCGACCGTCTTGGACGGCAGGTCAATCTGCCAGTCCTCAATCAGCGGGTGCTGGATTCTCGTCATCGGACACCTCAATCGTTGGTCGTAGCTGCCACTCGACGGTGGCCTGATAGCGGGGCACCCGCGCGTTCGGGTCGGGGTACGGCACCGGGCCGCCCACCGACTCAGACTTGCGCACCGTGTCGGCGTATTCGGGGGTCTCGGGTGCTGCCATCAGCACCGCGTAAGCGCGCCGGCACAGCAGCGAGGCATCCTCTTCGTATTCGTCCCACACGCGGATCGTGATATGCGCCGAATCGGTGATTCGGTTCAAACGCGAGCCGCCGGCAATCTCGAAACCGATATGCGGCAACTTCATCGACCGGTCGTCGTCGCCGGGGAACAGGCCCGACACGTTCGCGTTCGGGAACCAGTCAGACAGCACCAGGTAGGCAAGCGCCTTAGCGTCGACAGGGACCGTGACCTCAGCCATCACACGCTCTTCCGTCGGGCCGCCAGAATCCGGTTCAGTGTGTTGTGTCGGTTATTGTCGAGCATCGCCGCGAAGCCGGTCGTGACGACCGACGCGCGCGAGCGGGTTTTGCCTTCACCGATGAACGCCTCATAGCCGCCGCCGGCGTCCGTGGCGATAGACTGCGCTTCTTTGTAAATGCGCTCTTTGATGCCCGGCAGTCGCCGGATCTCCTCAAAGCCTTTGAGCCGCCACCTGATCCGCACACGTCTAGCCATCGGCCACCTCCGGTGTCACAATCAGGCCGTCAGTCTTCAGCTCGGTATCCAGCGCCATCAGCAGCGCGTCACGGATAAAGTCCTCATCGAAGCCGTGCTCCTGCAGGTCGGCCCTGAATCGGGCCAGCCATTCGGCGGTCGGCGGTGTTTTAGGCGCCAAGCTCTTCGACCCGCTTGAGGGGCAGTACTCCGCCCGGCTTGAAACCGAACGGGCCGTGCGTGAAGTCTTGGACGTTACCGACAATCTCGTACTCGAGCCCTTGGACGCGTACACGGTCGCGTGGGTCCACCTCGAAGCTCGGCGGCACATATACGTCCAGGTCGCGGATCAGGCCGTCCTCGAAGCCACGCGACGGGATGCCGCCCGTAGTACCAGTCACCGCCGAATCGGCGGTCGGTGGCGCCCAGCCCATCACAGGCTGCTCGACAGGCTCGCCCCACTCGCGCACCGGGTTGCCGTAGGCGTCCGTCGCGTCGTCGCTGTACGGCAGCACCTCGACGGTGTAGGGGGTGGGTAGCATTAGCTATCCCGTTTGGGCATCAGGTCGACCATGAACGCGCCACCTGACTTGCAGATAGTGCGCAGCTTCCGCAGCTCACTGCGGAAGAACAGTGCGCGCGTGGCCGCTGTGGTTATCGTTTGTGAGAACGGACCGGCGCTCAACTGCGTTGAACCGCCGGCCCCGGCCTCATGCTTGCGAAGAATCGCGCCCCGCAGGATCGCCTTCACCTGATCTATCTGCAGGTCGGTCAGCCCATCGATGTCTTCCAGGCAAGGGGCAGCCAGCATGGCTTCAGCCTCAGCGTCCTCGATCAGCGCGTCGGCCACATCCTCAGGCATGGCCGGCGCGAAGACCGTGAGGTCGCTTCGTTTAATGAAAGTACCCATACTGGCCGCCCCTTCCTATCTACTCGGGGGTTTCCAGGGCGTCGACGCGGGCGGTAATAGGAGTACCGCCCGACTCGCCGTCCTTCCACTCATAGGGGTCGTATGCCATCAGGCATCACTCCCTGGAAATAGGGCCGGACTCGGGAACGTACTATCCCCCGGTACGGCCCGGTTTAGCTTCCCGACTCATCCCCGGTCAGGCGCACAAACGCGCTATCGTCGACGATGAAGCCCACATGGAACTCCGCGCGCACAGCGATCATGTTGTCCTGCCAGCCAGCGGTCACCAGCGACCCAGAGCTGTCATAGATGGGGTTGCCGCTGATATCGATGCTGACGGCTTCGACCTGGCCCCAGATGGCCTTCGACCAGTCACCAGCAACACCCAGCGTGTCCGCGCCGTCGACGCCGCCGTCTTCGAAGGCGTTAGCCGACCCGAACACAGGGCGCCCGAGCACCGAGCCGATAGAGCCATTGGTCAACGGGTTCGGGTTCAGGATCGGGCTGCCGCTCGTGTCACGGTTGCTCAGAGCGGTAACTTCGCCCTGCGGCGACAATGCCCACGCACTGAGTGTCGGGACAGCAGCCAGCGCGTTCAAGAAGCCACCGTAGGCATCGTCGGACCCTGGGGTCGAATTGGCGATGCTGACCTCGGTCGCCCCCGACAGGTCGTCGAAGTTCGATGCGGGCGCACCCACACCGTGCAATGCCGCCATGTCAAAGGTGCGTGCCAGCGAGCCGGGCAGGCGTCCCACCAGGGCGTTAAACAGCCCGGGGAGGTCACGCTTGAACTCATCGGAGTAGGTCTGCACCACAGCGATTTTATGCGGGGTCAGAACCTTGTTGCGCACCTGCGGGTTGCTGACCGGCTTGCGCTCAGTCTCGCCCACAAACTCGGGCTGAGAGTCACCGATCACCTCGTGATAAACGGTGCCGGCACCTGACAGCTCAACCTTGCGAGCTAGGCCCATGACGACAGAGGCGTCCTGGACCTTCTGCCATATTTCCTGCGAGATTTCCGATGGCAGGAAGATGCCATCCGATCCTCGGTTCATATCGACGGCCATTTGGCCCTCCTTCAGATCTTGTTAGCGAACACCGAGGCGAACTGCTCGGCGGTGCTAGCGATTTTTGTGGAATGTCGACCCTGGTTCGGGTCGGGTTTGGGGGAACGAGGTTGTGCCGCGTCTTGCTCGCGGGCTGTCCACAGGTCGGCCTGCTTGCGCATCGTCTCTTCATCCGAAGCCGTCAAAATCAGATCGACGTTCTCGGTGATGCCGGACTCGGCAGCGATCTTGAATCGCAGGATCTCCAACTGGGCAGCCTCGGCATCCCGCTCGGCCTTCTCGGCCCGCTCGGTCAGCTTCTGCTGCTCGGTCTTGTTGGCCTCCTGCAGCTCGTCGAACTGCGCAGCTTTCGCCTGCAGTTCGTCATAGTCGCTGTACTTGTTGCGCTCGCGTTCTAACCGTTTAGCGATCCGCCGATCCAGCTCTTCCTGAGATGTGATCGGCTCGAACTCGCCCCCAGCGTCGGGCGTGGTTTCGCTGGTATTTTCGCCGCCCTGATCCGGTTCTGGAGCCGCTGCTTCCTCGCTCATAGTTCCTCCAAAATCCACGCATTGACCGCTGCGTGTCCGCGTAACCCAGCTAGACGCTGGGAGGTCTTAGAGATTCTTACTGATCCAAGCCTTCGCGCGCGCCTGATCGGCCTCACTGTGACGCTGGCTTGGCGTATACGGCCTCACTGGCCGTGGTTGCCCGCCGAACGCGGGTACTGCGCTGCACTTGCAGTTGTCGTGTGGCGCGAAATCGGCTGTCGACGCCGAATACACTGCGCCGCGAGAAATCAACATTTCGCAGAACTGGCACTCACCGATCCCGGTGCGCTGCCAGCCATCGGCGGCGGGGTCCGCAAGCGATGAATCCATGATCGACTTGCGGCCGAAGTTCAAAATCCGGCGCGATGCGCCGCCCTCAATCAGCGCGCGAAGCGACGTATCGTCGACCGCTTCGGCGGCAGCCCAACCAACCAGCTCGTGCGTGCCCGAGTCGCGGATATCGGCCGCCAGAGACCGGAATCGTCCGCGAGCGCCGCGCTCGGCCCGATATTCGTCGTACCAGTCAGCGGCCACTGACGAGGCGGCCACGCCGTAAGTGTCGACGAGCGCCGGCAGTACATCATGAAGCGCAGCCACAAGTTCTTCGGGCGACGTGGCGCGAGTCCACAATTGACCGATATCTCGGTTGGCCTCGCGTGTCAGCGTTTCGAGGTCACGCCTCAGTGTCGTCGGTGTCGCCATCATTCACCGCGCCGCCAGAGCGGCGCAACGCTTCCAGAACCTGCGACCCGTCGGCGCGCCGACGGTCTGACAGGACCCGCACCTTCTCGGTTTCCGACAGACCCAGGCGTTCCAGTGTCACCTCAGAGTCGGCCGGCAGGATACCAGCCGTCACGAGCTTGACCGCCTCGTCTGCGGCAGCCGCCCGCGTCGGAGTCGATGCGTCACGCCAAATCGGCTTCGGCGTCGGCACGTCGGTGGTGCTATCGCGCACCATCAACGCGAGACGCATAGCCTCAGTCCAGGCGGCACCGAACACACGTTGGCGGCGTTCGGCCCGCTTCACGAGCCGCGCCTCGCCGGCACGGATAGCGTCAGCGCTCGACGGATTGTCTGTAGCAAAACCCAGGTACGAGGCAGGCATCCCGGCCTCGGCGGCCACCAGTTGCGCGTAGCCGCGAATCAAATCCAAGTACGGCGTCGGACTCGACGCCTTGAAATCGCCGATAGTGGGTCGACGCTCCGGGTCGTCGTCGGGGTCGGGAATCGCCAACAGGACACCCATGACGGCTTCCCAGCCGGTCTTCATGTTCCCGTCGCCGTCCTCAAACGCTGTTTCATCGGCGCCCAGTAAATAGCGCTGCGGGCTGCCGTAGAACTCGCGTGCCACCTCTGCGCCCAAAAGGGTGCGGACAGCGGACTCGCTGTGTCCGACGATGGCTGGCGTAATCTCAGAGCGCCCCCAGACGCGCCCCACGTCGGGACGGTTAGGCATCCGCGCCATGAGCACGCGCCCGAGGTTATGACGGTCACGTCCAGTTACTCGCCACCGCGAACCGTCCAGCTCGACGCTCAAAGTCTCATTAGGAAAATACAGTGAGCCGGTCTCGTTTTCGTTAGCGAACGCAATGCCAGCGGTCGCGCGTCGCAGACGGGGGTCCCAAATCAGGGTTGCGTTCATGGGCGATTCGACTGTGACCAGCGGATTCGGCTCACCGTCGGCGCCGCTGCCGACCGTCAAAAATGAGACACCGTAGATCAACGAGCCGATGTGCGCCATGCCAGCCTCAACATCGAGCTGGTTCTGGTCCACAATCTCATCGACGCCCAGATCTTCTTCCGAGCCGCCGACGGTAAAGCTGTCCCAATCGAGCCGTTCTTCAAGAACATCGCAGACCATGCCCGGCCAGCCGATGGCGACCTCGACGTTTTTGAGCTGCGGGGGAATCGAAATACCAAGATCACGAACCCGGTTACGGGCGTCATATAGTCGACGGCGCATCGTGTTCCTGCCGGAGCGCGCAGTGATCGTCGCCAGCATCTCATCCAGCGACTCTTGCTCAACGTCCGAAAGTTGTGAAAGATGCAGATATGCCGGTGGCGCGGTCAGTATCGTCACATGACCACCACCTTCGGCTTAGCCGCTGACCCCTTCGGCCTGCGTTTACTCGTCCTAGCTCCGTACAGCGCCAGCGATGCCGCGCCGACAAGCAGCGGGTCAGAGTCGTCGTCGACGCCGATCCACGACCAGGCGCCCTTATCGCCGTGCATTTTCTTCGTAGCGCCGAGCACGGACTCGTCTAGAAGCTCTTGACCCTCATGCGCCAGATGCGTCATCGAACCGGTCGTCACCGCATCTAAAAACATTGCGTTCGCGGTCGCTACCTGAGGCCACGTCGGAACGATCAGCACCCGCTTATTCACGCCGGCATCGTGCAGTGCGTTAATAAACGCCCCCGAGTGCGACGGCCCGTCCACAACAATCGACGCGCAGTCACGCCATCGTTCAGACAGCCACTCGATAAGCTGGCGTGTTCCGTTAGCCATCGACCCGCTATAAGCGCCCACAAGCTCGATATGGACGTTCTTGTCCGGCTCCAGCAACGCGCCCGCTACGGCGACCGATGCGCCGTCAGGACTGAACTTGATACCGAAAGACTTGATACCCTCGGCCGGCGGCTCAGCGACCGCGCGAGCTTGCCAGCTGTCAAACGAGACCAGCGCGTCCTCGGTAAAAGACTTATCCCAAATCCCGAGCGCTTCTCGGCGCCATGATGCCTCGTCGGGCAGGTTCTCGCGCATCCGCTGCATCGACTCATGTGGCGTGCGGTCTGGGTACGACGGGTTAGCGCTTTCCCACGAAGCTGGATCGTCAGGGTTTGCGTCCTCATCGGCTGAGCACTCGACGTAAACCATGTCCGTCGACTCGCCCGACACGGCCTTAGCGCGCTTGGCGGTAAACATCTCGCCAGGATCAGTAGGGCGCGGAGGTGTGCCCATAAAAAACAACAGCGCGCCGTGTTCATGCTTCGCCTGGTTGGTCGCCGCCACCATGTCCTCGAGCGCCTTGATCGTCAAGATTTGCGCCTCGTCGAAAACCTCGACATCGACCTCATCGAAGCCACGACCAAAACCCTGCTCGCGAGCGCCGAACATGATGACCGAACCGTTTTTGAAGCGGATCTCCTGCTCACCATTCGCCGTGCGGACAGCCCGTACATGAGGCCACACCCGATTGCGGCGCACCATGCCCTGCAGCGACTGGAACGTATTGGTCGCCGTCCGTGTTCGGTGCGCAGTCCACAAGATCCGAGACCCAGGGAACAGCATCGAGAACGCGACCATCGTCGCTCCCACAAAGAACGTTTTGCCGACCTGGCGAGGGATGCTCAGGACGACACCGCCAACCGTGGCCGCATACTTCCCATCGGCCCGACGACCGAAAACTAGCTGTCCGAGCCCGTCTTGCCAGCCGTCGAAGTCGATGCCGAAGTCGGCGCACGTGTCACGGATCTGCCACCAGCCCGTCGTCTTGATGCCCTCCGGCATGACAACATGGCGCGCGACCTCAGATAGCCGAAGCGTCGAACGAGTCGCCGGCGGCGCTGCCACTGACACGATCCTCCTCGACGGACGCATCGTAAAGGCGAATCAGGCGGTCCAGCTCGCGCAGCTCTTTGTACGCCGACGCGATGGCGTTGGACGACACCTCGCCGGCGTCCAGCTTCTTGGCCAGGGCTCGGCGCATCGACGCGAGCACGTCGCGGCTCGTCCCGTCCAGTGCCTCGGTGATCGACTTTGGTGCCTGCTTCTTGCCCTTTTCGCCAGGCTTTACGGCACGGAGGTGTGTGGACTTGTCAGTCACCAAAACCACCTCCAAGGGTTTTTTGATTAGCGGGGAGAGATAGGCCGT